CAATTGAAGAGTCTTTCATGAACTCGGAGGCTTTTAGATGACCACCTCCAATCAATTTTTACTGAGGGAAGAGTACGCCCTAAAAGACCTCATCTCTGGAATCACTGTTCGAGACGGGAAGAGCGCTGCTCGACCTATGAAAGTCTGGTTCAATCAACCAGATGTTGAACTTCAAGCAGTGACTTATCCTTATGCACTTATTGACCTCGTAGACATTCAACAGTCTCGTGAGCGTCAAGTAGGTGGAGGCATGATTTATGACAATGACCTCAATGGCGCAGTCCCAGACTCTGGCGATATCTATGGCTATGAGCAGCCTGTTCTCTATGACCTTTATTACCAGATTACAACTTACGCTCGTCATCCTCGCCATGACCGTGAAATCATTCGTCAACTTATGAAGTACAAGACCCCTGGAAAATGGGGGTTTCTTCCTGTCCCTAATATCGACGAATCAATATACGAATATAAGCATATGTTTGTTGAAGGATTTGCAAAAAGAGACACTATAACCGACGACCGACGTCTATATAGAAATACAATAACTGTTCGTATCCTAAGTGAAATGACTGAGGAGACGGCTCAAGACGCTCTTGCAATCGTGCAGGAGGTCAATATCAATTCGGACACTACTGGTATGCCTATGGACTACATCACGTTACGACCAATCGTCACAACAGAATAAATCTAAAGGAGATAATCAATGGCTGTATATCAACGCCCTGGTGTTTATGTTAATGAAACACTTAACCCAACACCGCCATCGGCTGGCGTCGCCACACTTACACGAGCCGCGTTTCTTGGTCCATCAAATCAGGGTCCTCTAGGACCAACTCTGATTACATCTTGGTCTCAATTCACTCGTCTCTATGGGTCATGGAAATCAGACACAACCGATTTATTACGCCACGCTGTTCACTCTTTCTTGGTGGATAACGCAGGTGGAGAATGTTACGTAGCTCGTGTGTCAGGTAGCGGTTGGGCTGTTGCCTCTCGTTCCTTCTATGACAGCTCAGGAGCTGGAGGGTCTGCTGGAGCAACTGCAACTCTTCAAGTAAATGCGTCTAACCCTGGGGCATGGGGCAATGATGTTTATATTGACATTATTAAACCAACTGCAACAGCAACTACATTTAACATTAACGTTTATTACGGAGACGCTGTAGAACGTTTTACAGACTTATCTATGGTGGTAACAGATAATCGTTATGCACCAAAGGTTGTTAATGGACAGTCACAGTTCGTATACCTTGTAGACATGTCGGACCCAGCTACTGGTTCTGCTGATGTTCCTGCTTCTGTACTAGGCGCTCAACTTGCTGGTGGAGCTGATGCAAGCGGTGCGCAAACAAGTTCAGCTGTCTCTACTGCTGTAATTCTTTTTGACGTAATTTCTGAGAGTCTTGTAATTAACGCCCCTGGTGTAACAGACGCATCTAGCGTTAATACTTTAATTGCATACGCAGAGTCTCGTGGAGATTGCTTTATTGTAATTGACGCAGGAGCACAAACAGTTGCTGACCAGTTAACTCTTGCAGCTAGCTACACAGCTAGTTCACGCGCTGCTTCTTACTATCCAAACATCATCATTAGTGACCCAACAACTACTGCTCCAGGTGTAGTACGCACCATCAATAACGGTGCTGCTGTTATTGGGCAGTATATGTACACAGACCGTACACGCGATGTGTTCAAGGCCCCAGCTGGTTTGCTTACACGAATTGGTGGAGCAGTTTCAGTACCACCTTTAACAAACGCAAACCTTGATGCAATGAACACTGCAGCGGCGCCTGTAAATGCAATCCGTTATATCAACGGCTCTGGCATTGTCATCATGGGTGCTCGTACTCTTAAGCAGGGTTATGTAGACAAGTATGTTCCTGTACGTCGTACTCTTATTTACTTGGAGAAGACACTTCAGGACCTAACTCGTTTTGCAATTTTTGAGCCTAACGATGGTCGACTATATCGCCAGCTTACTGCTGTTTGCGAAAACTTCCTTAACTCCTTCTGGCGTAAGGGTGGTCTTCGTGGCAATACTGCAAAGGCTGCTTACTATGTCATTTGTGATGGCACAAATAACACCACTCAAACAGTTGATGCAGGTCAGGTCAACATTCAAATTGGTGTTTCACTACAACGTCCAGCAGAATTCGTCGTCATTAACATTTCGCAATATGACGGCGGAGTAACAGTCACCACCGCGTAAAAGGAGATAAATAATGGCTGAAACCAATCTAACCGAAGCAAGACGGTGGGGCTCTCGACAACACGACCCTCTTCGTAACTTTAAGTTCTTTGTAGAATTTGAAGCAGCTTCTAACTCAGGAACCATGTTTAGTACTGACATTAAAGGATTTACTGGGGGCTTTACACAAGTACAGGGGTTGACTATCAACACGCAGGCTATTGCCTATCGTGAAGGTGGGTTTAACACTACTGTGCATCAGCTTCCTGGTCAGACCAGCTTCCAACCTTTGGTATTAAACCGAGGAATGGTTTACGGACAAGACCAAGCAATCCTTTGGATGCGTGGACTATTTGATGCTGCTGGTGGGGCTGGCCTCCCAATGGCAGGAAAAGACTTCCGTCTTAACGTGAAGGTTTACGTTAATGACCACCCAGCTACTGCTCAAAAAGATACAGGTATTAACGGAACTGCGTCCCGAGTTATGTTTACAGTACATAACGCATGGATTTCATCTTTGGCTTATACCGACCTTAACGGAACAGATAACAATGTTTTGTTTGAGCAGATTACACTGGTCCATGAAGGTCTATCTGTAACATTTACAGATGAAAATGGAAAAGCGCAAGAACACGGAGCTTACAGCGCAGTTACTGGCATCTAGTCACAAACTATAAGGAGAATCATTCGTGACATACACAACAACAGACGCAGCACAAATTAATAAGCTTGCAGAAGAGTTGACGGCAGGACCACAGGTAATTGCTACCGAGGCTCCTGCGTCAACTACTGTGCATCTACCTGGTGGGTACATCACACCAGAACGCACTGTCATAAGAACAGCAGAAGTCAGAGAACTTAATGGTCTAGACGAAGAAGCTATTTCCAAGGCGGGTAGTACCGCTAAGGCTCTTATGACAGTGCTAGAGCGCGGGCTTGTAGCAATTGGCGATAAGCCAGCTACAAGAGAAGACCTAAGTGTATTGCTCTCTGGAGACAGAGATGCAATTCTCTTAGGCATCAGAAAGGTTACTTTTGGTAACACTTCTGAGTTTACGGGGTTCTGCAACCAGTGTGAAGAGCCACGAGAATTTGAAGTTAACCTCACAGAAGATGTTGAGGTTAAAGAGTTGGACAACCCAATTGCTGACCGCAGTTGGAAGGTAAAGATTAAGTCTGGCTATGCCACCTTAACTTTGCCAAACGGACTAACACAACGAAAGGTTATGGAGAACGCCAACAAAACTGTGGCAGAACTCAATACAATAATCTTAAATGGTTGCGTAGTCAGCGTTAATGATTCGCCTATAACACCGTCTACCGTTCTAGAACTTGGCATAGCAGACCGCGAAACTCTCATCACAGAGATTATCGAGAAAAACCCAGGCCCACGCCTTGGGGAGGTGAGCAAGGCTTGCAAGGCATGTGGTAACTCAGTTGATTTACCACTAAGTCTCGCCGCTTTGTTTCGACTATAAGGAAACTGATTACGAATATCTGATGGACCAATACGAGCTCATTGCTCGGTCATTTGGTTGGACACTCTCTGATATTAGAGGGTTGTCATTCAGAGAGCGTAAGAATTGGCTAGAACGTTCTAAGAGAGGTAAGTAGTGGCAAAGTTTAATGACAACATCGCCGCTGCTTTCGGCTGGGTAGATAAATTAGCTAAGCGTATGGGTGACGCTGAAAAGTCATCTGCAGGCTTTGCTACTAATATGGCTAATGCCTCTAAAGGCGGGGGTGGTGGAAACCCAGGCGCAGGAAGTAACGGCTCTGTTGCTACTCCAAACTTTACGCCACTTTCTGGTGGGGGCGGGGTTGGTAGCCAATTCTTAAGCGGCCTAGGTAACTTTGCGCTTTCACTTCCTGGAATAGTTTCTCAAGCTTTACCAAGCCCACAACTTGCTGCGTCATATCAATTAGCTACTGCCCGTCAAGGATTCTTTAGTGGCATGGGCTTTGGGAATGCTGCGCAACAACAAATGGCAATGTCTCGTGGTGGAACTGCAATCAGTTCCATGGATGCTGTGCAAGCTATTGCAGCTTTGCAAGGTTCTGGTATCTATAACACAGGTCAAGTTGGAAGAGGCATAGCAGCTTTATCTAACTATGAGCCTGGACTTGGACTAGCTGGAACAGCGCAAGCAGCAGCGTCAATGAACCAGGGACGTAGCGTAAATTTAATGAATGCAATTGGTATTCAAGTTCGTGGTGCTAATGGACTGTTCCGCGACCCTAATCAAATTGCAAATGATTTTGTTGACAAAATTTATCAAACAACTCCACCTCTTCGTGGAAATGCAAGAGATGCTTTTGCTTATTTAATTGGTTCATTACAACCAGGCAATCAACTCTATGCCATTTTGAATACATATGTTCAAGACTCAAACATGCGTCAAATTATTATTGATAAGTTATTTGCTAAAGCTAAAGGTCTTCCAGGAACTCCAAGCAAAGACCAATTAACTGAGGCTGGGCTATATACAAAAGTTACTGGAGCTCAATCTAGTTATAACACCTCACAACTTAACTTAACTCAGATGACCCAGGCT